CAGACGCCAAACCCACGGGATGACATTCGTGCTGTTACCGTGGCGGACTACACCTTCATCGTGAACCGTAAGAAGGCCGTGCGGGCTGCTGACGAGCGGAGCCACCCAGGCTACCGTAAGGACGGCCAGTTCCTGGTGAGCGTAAAGGGCGGGCAGTATGGCCGGTGGTATCGTGTCTTCGTGAACGGCACGGAGGTCGCAGCCTTCGAGACCCCTGACGGGAAGGAGCCTGAGCACTCCAAGCAGATTAGCACCCAGCACATCACGGACATGCTCTTCAACGACATGAACACCCGGATGAGCCCAACGGGCTGGGTCATCACCAAGGGGCCTAACTGGATCAAGGGGTATCACCCCACGACACCATCCCTTAGGATCACCACGGAGGATGGCTTCAACGGTGTCAACATGATCGGGATCATCTTCGACGTGCAGCGGTTCAACCTCCTGCCCGCCCAGGGTCCTGATGGGTACATCGTGCGGGTGGCCGGGGACCCTGGCAGTGGCTCGGACGACTACTACATCCGATACGACTCCTCGGATAACCTCTGGAAGGAGACCATTGAGCCGGGAATCAGCCTGGGGATGCAGTGGGGCTGGATGCCACATGTGCTGGTCCGAGAGGCCAACGGGCGGTTCACTTTCCGGCACGCAGAGTGGGAATTCCGAACCTCCGGGGATGACGACAGCAACCCGCTCCCGTCCTTCGTGGGCCTGGGCATCAGCGACATTTTCTTCTTCCGAAACCGACTCGGGATGATCGCTGGGGAGAACATCCTCCTGTCTGGCTCCGGTGACTTCTTCAACTTCTTCCCGAAGTCGGTGGTCGCCTCCCCTGACACGGACCCAATCGACGTGGCGGTATCGCACAACCGGGTATCCAACCTGAACCATGCGGTGCCCTTCGCTGAGGAACTCCTGCTGTGGTCCGACCAGACCCAGTTTGTGCTGCGCTCCGATGGCGTTCTGTCTCCCCGCTCCGTGCGTGTTGACCAGTCCACGGAATTCGAGAGCACCATTGCAGCCCGCCCGGTGCCTGCTGGCCGGTCTGTCTACTTCGCCGCCCCACGGGCTACCTTCACGTCCATTCGGCGCTACTACAGCGTGCAGGACGTGTCGGCGGTAAAGAACGCGGATGACGTGTCAGCCCACATCCCGAGCTACATCCCTAACGGGGTGTTCTCCCTGGGCTCCAGCACGACTGAGAACGTGGTCTCTGTCCTGACGGCTGGGGCAGAGAACCGCATCTTCCTCTACAAGTACCTGTACCTGGAGGAGCAACTGGTGCAGCAGTCCTGGAGCCACTGGGAGTTCGGTCCGCAGACCCGCATCCTCGCGTGTGAGTTTGTAGGACCCATGATGTACCTCCTGAAGAGCACCCCACAGGGCCTCTTCCTGGAGCGCATCGAGTTCACCCAGAACACAAAGGACCTCCCGCAGGAGCCATACCGGGTCTACGCAGACTCCAAGGTATGGACGGACCAAGTGGGATACAACGAGGCCGGTAACTTCTCCTGGGTGTCCATCTGGAACCTGTGGGGCCACAACGGAGAGGACGGAGGTTCCTACTGGATGGTCCGGGACGATGGCCGTGCGTTCTACTGTGAGCCGCCCGCTGGTGGGTGGCAGGTGGATAAGTACATCCGGGTTCCTGGCGACCAGCGGGGCCATAGCTTCACTGTGGGGCGTGCTTTCACCTTCCGCTATGTGTTCTCCAAGTTCTTCATCAAGGTGTCCGACCAGTCGGGGACCCGCAGTGAGGACGTGGGACGCCTCCAGGTGCGCCGTGCCTGGGTGAACTATGAGCAGTCCGGTCCCTTCACGGTGACTGTCTGCGACCGCTTCAACTACACGATGAGTGGGAAGAAGCTGGGTGAGACCGTGCTCGGGGCTCCCTCCGTGGACACCAACCAGTTCCGGTTCCCAGTGATGGCGAACGCACGGGAGTGCAAGGTGGTCCTGGAGAGCACCGATCCGACCCCTGTGGCGATCATCGGGGCGGGCTGGAATGGCATGTACTTCCGCCGTGAGCAGCCGATTTGAGTTAGCCCACACCATTGAAGACCAGGGGCTCCAAAAGATATATACACTATGTCTGAGGGGCCTCTGGTCTTTTTTCTATGAACTATCTATAAGGAGGTGCCAATGAAGCATACACACGTACCTACCATGCGAGACATGCAGTGGACCGACTTCCTGCTGTGCCCTGACGACCTGAAGGAGTTCCTGTGCCAATACCCGAAGGGTGACTTCCTGACGAACCTGATGGACTTCCATGCGAAGTTCCGGGAGAGTCCTGAGGACTATTCCTTCCGGGTGGCCCGGGACCCTAACGGGTATCCTCTGGTGCTCGGTGGGTGGTCCCATCGGACTGGGGTGGCATGGTTCGTGACCACTACCCAAGCTGAACGCTACCCTGTGAGGACCCTGAAGGCCATCAAGGAGTGCCGTGAGGAGGCCCTCAAGGTCTGCCCGCAACTGGTGAACGTGATGATGCGGTCCAACAATCTGCATGTCCGTCTGCTGGAGCACATCGGGGCTGAATTCGTGGGTCCTGTCTACACCATCGGCTCGGAGCCTTTCCAAGCCTTCATCATCGACGGAGGTGTCCAATGTGCGCTCCTGTGATGATCGGCATGGCTGCTGTGGGTGCCCTGTCCGCTGTGTCTGGTCAACGCGACCAAGCTAAGGCGATGGGGTCTCAGATCGCAGCCCAGAATGCCCAGAAGAAGGAAGTGGTTCGCCAGATGAACTACGAGATTGCCTCGATTGATGCCGAGCAGCGAGACCTCTACGATGATGCCATTGCGCAGCTTCAGGGGAACTCCATCAACGCTCTCCGCAACCAGGGCATGATCGCAGCCGCATTCGGTGAGTCTGGCCTGGAGGGTCGCTCCGTGGACGCAGCCCTGAGGGAAGTCAAGGGGCAAGACGCTCGGGTGGCCGACAGTATCCGTGGGAGCTTCCAGAAGGGCTTCGCTGGGAACCAATACGCCAAGGAGGTCGCTGTGCTCAACGCGGACAGTTCGATCAAGGGCATGCCCAAGATCACCGGACCGAGTACCGTGAGCAACATCCTGGGTGTCGTCAACGGTGGCCTCTCCGGGGCAGCTACCGGGGCCAACATGCAGGCCGCATTCACCAACATGAAAACCGCTGGACAGACCGGCGCGAACAAACGATAGGAGGTATTAAATGGCACAGAGCGCGAATAGTGCATTCATGCTGTGGCGTCAGTTCTCGGGCGAAGCTAAGGCTCCCGTCCACCAGAACCTGAAGACGCCTGGGGTCGCCACCCAGCACGGTGAGCAGCGGATGGGTCCTTCCATGGGAGACCAACTGCGGGCCTTCGCCTCTGCTGCTGGTGACCTCTTCAACGCCCAGCAGAGTCTGGAGAAAGCCCAGAAGGCCGAGGCTGACCAGCGGGTCACCTCCTGGATGAACCAGCACACCATGGCCGAGTATCGCCAGAAGATGCGGGAGGGCAACGTCCCCTTCCAGAACGACCCGGTGGCTATGGACATTCTCCACAACAATGCCGCCTATGGCGTGGCCCTGGAGGTCGAAGAGGCCATCCAGAACAAGGTCAAGGCAGGCGAGTACAAGACGGTGGAGGACGCCGAGAAGGCCCGCATTGAGGCCCTCAACGGTGCCCGCAGCGAGTATGCCCTGTCCATGGGAATCTCCCCGGACTCCAAGGCATTCATCACTGGGTTCGACCGACAGGCCGACCAGCGCCGGAACATGCTGGTGAGTCTCCAGCAGGACGTTACCGACAAGAACCTGCGCACCCAGGCCAAGATCGCAGCGACCAGCAGCATCCTGGCTCCCCTGACGGACGACTTCGTTCGTGCAGCCAACCCGCAGACCACTGCCAGCTACATCGTGAACTCGGTGAAGCAGCAGCAGACCCTGGGCCAGATTCGCAGCGATGCGGATGCAGCCGAAGTTATGGGCAAGGCCATTGAATCCCTGAAGGGAACCGCAGGAGGCGCAGCCGCCCTGAAGGCCCTTGGGGACATGGAGTATGACCTCTATGGCGTGAAGGGTAAGCTGCGGGATCACCTGGGCGGTGGGGTCTTCGACCAAGCCGTGATTGGTGCCCTAGACCGTGAGCAGCAGCAGGACGCGATTCGACAGAATGGCCTGAACGCTTCCCTCATCAAGCTCCAGAGGACCAACGACCTTGGGGGCCTCCTCAAGCTCCAGGAGGACCTCACTGTGGCCTCTGGTGGGAAGGAAACCCGGGAACTCCAGTCGGTGCGCCAGACCATCAAGGCAACCGAGGCGAAGCTCGCACGGGAGAACGCAGCAGCCATGGAGCAGTACGCGAAGAACGCCGAGAAGCAATCCCGCCTGTTCAACGCTGTGGACACCTACCGGCAGGCCGTGGCCGGGGACCTCTCGATGGTCTCCCTGAACTACACGGACCTGGGCCTGAAGGATCGCGCTGAAGCCTCTGAGGCACAGCAGGCGTACCTGAGCGGCATTGAGGACCCGCAGGAGAAGTTCAAGAGCGCCATCAAGCTGGCCGGGATGGACAAGGACGGCTTTGCCGCCAATGCCCTGAAGACCCAGAACGATGAAGCCGGTGCGGCCTGGGACCAGTACGTCCTGAAGCTCCAGCGTGGGGACACCACTGCTGCCCTTCCCGACAAGGTGAAGTACATGCAGGACCTCTACCTGGGCAACCCAGAGGCGTTCACGATGGTCTACAAGGACCCGGACTACATCCAGGCTCTGGAACTCGGACGGGTGACCGGCAGTTCTCCTCAGGACGTGGCTCTGGCACAGGTGGCCTGGAAGAAGCTCCCCGAGGAGCAGAAGAAGGCTGCAACCACTGAACTGGCCCGACAGGTCAACAAGGTGGGAACCCTGAACCCGGCCTATGTGAACGATGCCATCAAGACCATGGCGGCTCCGTACCTGACCATGGGCATGGATGCCGAGAAGGCTGTGAAGACGGCCCGTGACCAGTACGAGAAGCAGACGGTGAAGTTCTGGGACAGCCCCATCCACAAGGGGTTCTTCCAGTTGAACGCTGAACCGGCCAGCTTCGAGTTCGGTAAGAGCACCTTTGAGCAGATGCTGCCCGAAGCCCGGAAGGCCGTAGGTGACCCTGGAGGTTCCTACGCGGTGCTCCAGTACGACCACAACAACCAAGTGGTCATTGTCCGCAACATCCAGACCGGGGAATCCACCAGGATCACCCGAGAGGACCTGCAAGCCAAGGCAGCGGTGCTCCAAGAGGAGGCCAAGGCCAAGGAGACCCTCAAGGTCGAGCAGGAGATTAAGGACACGACGACCTCCCGCGAACGCAACAAGCGCCAGCAGGAGTCCATGAACCGACTCTCAGGAGTCAACTTCTACAAGTGAAAGGAGGGCCTAGATGCCTACGAACCAATATGATGCACTGATCCAGCAGGCCGCAGAGGCCAACGGTATCGACCCAGCGAAGTTCCGTGCCCAGTTGGTCCAGGAGTCGGGCCTGAACCCCAACGCTGAGTCCAAGGCTGGTGCCATCGGCATCGGCCAGATCATCCCCAAGTGGTGGCAGGGTCAACACGGCCTGAATACCCCGGAGGACTTCCGCGATCCAGTCAAGAGCATCAACGCTGCGGCGGCGATCATGGGCCAGAAGGTCAAGCAGCACGGCTCCTGGAATGCTGCCCTGGTCGCCTACAACGCTGGTGAGGGTAAGAAGAACAAGAACATCAACGCCTACAACGAGGGTCGCCTGGACCTCCTGCCGAAGGAGACCCAGGATTACCTGAAGAAGCTGGGTGACACCGATGGAGTCCCAGCGGCTCCTGCGGCCACCATTGGCATGCCTGCACGCCCTGGGGTACTCTTCGCGGATGCTCCTCCGGTGGCTCCAGCACTCGGGCAACCTCAGTTGGATACTTCTGGTGTTGATCGCTTTGCTGTGGAGGCGCAGGGCTTCCTGGACTCCGTGGTTCCGGGTGCCAAGCACTCGACCATAGGGACCATCGTTCGGGCTGACACCTCGCGTGCTGGCCTGATGAGCCCCAACGACTATGTGTTCGATGAGGCTGACGTGGAACTGATCCGCTCCTCCAACCTGGGAGGTGCAGGGACCAAGTTCGTCATGCGCAATGCAGCCAAGAAGGAAGACATTCCCGAACTCATCCAGCTTGCCCTGGAGAACCGCAAGGCTGCGACCCAGAACCGTACCCTGATGGGTGGACTGGGATACGGCCTGGGGGAAATGGCTGGCGATCCGGTCACCTACGGCACCCTGGTGCTGCCCGGTGGCATCTACGGGAAGGCTGGTCAACTGTTCTCCACCCAAGCTGCCCGTGTGGCCGCTGGTGTCGGTGCTGTGGCCCTGGAGGGTGCCGTGACGAACCTCGCTTCGGAGGCCCTGCGGGAGACCACTACAGGCACTGATGCGGACTATGCCTCGGCCATCGCTGCGGGTGCTGTGTTCTCCACTGGTCTCCTGGGGCTGGGCCATCTGGCCTCCAGTGCCATGAGCCGGGTTCAGCGTGGGGTAGCCCGTGCTGAGGCGTCCCAGACCGCTGAGGGGCTCCGCAAGGGCGGCGTGGAGGGAGTCGTGGACCCAACGGTACTGCGTCCTGCTGACCTTGACCAAATGGTCCCTGGCTGGCGACAGATCGGGGGCGCTGACAGCATCCCTGAGGGGTTCCGGCTGACGGCCACAAGCCAAGCCGTGAAGGGCGCAATTGATCCGCATAACGTGCTGATCGACCTGCCGAACGGAGACACCATCCACCCGGCAAGCGGTGCCCAGTTCAGTGCTGCCAACCCGTTCAACCCCAAGTACAACGAGGCCCCGGCAGACGCCAACCTCAATGGCCGCTTCAGCTTTGAAGTGGGTGACGTGGTGGCTGGCTCCAAGGTGGCTGAGTTCAAGGCTATGGCCTGGGACCTGATCCGAACGACCCGAGGTTACGCTGACGGCTCCTCCGGGAAGACGGGAGTTACTGCACAGGACGTGGAGAAGGTGATGCGTGGTCAACACGCGGACTTCCAACTCCAATGGGATGCAGCCCGTACTGCTGCCCTGGACGACCCCATGTACCAAGGGCAGGGGTGGACCCTCGCTGAGAAGCGCCGGGTGTTCAACGAGAAGGTGATGCGTGCTGTGGAGAATGACGACTTCAGTGGGCTCCTGCCTGCCGAGAAGAAAGCCGCAGAACTCCGCAAGGCCCGCTACGAAGCCCTGGCTGAGACCCAGGTGAACCCGGGGGCTCCCTGGGGAGTCAACGTGAAGCCTCTGATCGACAAGGCCAGCATCAAGAGCAACTACCAGCCAATCGTCTACAACGAGGTTAAGCTGCAAGCGATCCGCGAGAGTATGGGTGATGAGGCGCTCCAAGACGCCATCCAACGGAGCTTCTACGGGAGCTACCTGAAGGACGCCCAGGTGAAGGCCCGCACGGATGAGTACCTCAAGAGCATCGGGGCTGACTTCGATGCCCTGGAGTACGCCAAGCGGGTTGCCTACGGCATCGTCCATGGGCAGGACAACCTGAACGTGGGTCGGCTGAACCTGATGATGGAGCAGCGCAGCATGAGCACTGGCTCGGTGCCTGACTTCCGCAAGATGCGCAGCACCTTCGAGTACGGCCATGACGTGCCCCTGCCCGGTGGTGGGAAGTTCTCCGTGAACGACCTCCGCTCCTGGGACGCTGACCTCATCGACTCCGCATACTTCAACCGTGTGAAGGGTGACGTGAGCATCGGCGTGGGCACCGGAAGGACCCCTGAGGAGTTCGCTGAGTGGATGAACGGAGCCCGTGCTGCCGCAGCCGCTGATGCCAACCTGAAGGGTGACGTGATGGCCTTCGAGAAGATCGTGGGCAGCATGTACGGGGTGGGCATCCGCCACGGTGGGCAACGTGTTGCAGCCGTTCAGGGAATCTTCCAGGACCTCGCCTTCATGAAGTCTTCGGCTTTCATGGGACTCCTCAACTACGGGGAGATTGCCGCAGGTCTCTACCAGCACGGCCTGGGGTTCGCCCTCCGGGGAATCCCTGGGCTCGGGAAGTTCTTCCAGGACATGAAGTATGGGAAGGCTTCGGCCACAACCCTGCGGACTGCCCAGAACGCCGTGTGGGGCTCTGCCTATGAGCGTGCTATCAACCCGACCTATAAGGATGCCGTAGAGCATGCCACCCGCAAGCTGTGGGCTGACTCCGGCCAGAACGCCGTGAACAACACCATCGGCACCCTCGCGGGCGTGGTGAAGGCCACATCGGAGCGATTCTGGACAAGCCGGATGCTGAACGCCACCCAGGCGCAGATCATCGAAGCTGCCCGTGGGGACTTCTTCGCGGACCTCGCGGCTTACGCCCTGGGCTCCCGCAAGACGAACTTTGCGGATGCCAAGAAGCTCAAGATGGCAAGCCTGACCGAGGACCAACTGAACGGTGCCCTGGACCTCATCCGGGAGACCTCTCGGGTGAATCCTGACGGGTCCCTGGAGGTGTTCGATATGGTGAAGCTCCAGAACGACCCTCGGGTGGCCCATCTGCGCCGCTACGGGAACTACTGGAGCGAGCAGGTCATCCAGCAGAACGCTATCGGCTCTACCTTCAAGTGGAGCCACCTACCCATCGTGGGGATGGTCACCCAGTTCATGTCCTTCGTGACACGCTCGGTCAACGCCAAGCTGATCCGTGGGCATAGCGATATGCTGCGGAATGGTGATGCGGACAGCTTCATGAGCCTGTACGTCATAGGGGGAGCCCTCGGGACCCTCCAGGTGGCCGGGGTGACCTACCTCCAGGCCCAGAAGTTCACCAACGAGCGGGACCGCCAGAAGTTCCTCCGGGAGCGCCTGGGGGATGATGGAGACCATGCGCCTCTCATCGCTACGGCCATGAAGCGTATGCCCGTGATGGCTGGCCCATCGTGGCTGTATGACACCATTGGTGGCACCTCTGCCGCCCAGAGCATCGCTCCTGAGGTGTTCCAGTACGCGGGCTTCGGTAAGACCTCCACGGAGGCCAAGCTGAAGCGTGATGCACTGAGCCAAGCTGGACCCGTTGGTGGTGTCCTGGGTGATGCCGTTGAGAACGCCCCTGCGGTGAAGATCATCGACAGCGCCCTGGGAGCAGTCACTGGAGCAGCCAAGCGGGTGGCCGCTGAGAGCTACGACGAACGGGAGAAAGCTGTGAAGCAGATGACCCGAGGGCTGAACGGTCTGGTGCCAAACGATCCTGTGAGCCAGCGTGCTTTCCAGGAACTGATGGAGTTCACCGGGGCCAAGTAATAGCCCACACCATTGGACACCCCACTAGGATCGTAAAGGTCCCGGTGGGGCTTTTTTCAACTTGAAAGGAGGACACATGGCAACGCCACGCACTGTCAATACTTGGCCCCTGAACGGGGTCGTCCGGGAGTTCGACATTACGTTCGACTACCTCTCCCGTAACTTCATCCAGGTCATGTTGATCGGTGGAGACTTCAAGAAGCTGGTCCTGGGCACCGACTACACGTTCGTGACCAACACCCGCATTCGCACTACCCTCGCCTACCAGACGCCCTACACGGCCATCGAGATTCGCCGGGTGACTTCCACCACGGAACGTCTGGTGGAGTTCCAGGACGCATCCATCCTGCACGCACAGGACCTGAACATCGACGCGCTCCAAGTGATGCACGTTGCTGAGGAGGCCCGTGAGGCTGCTACCGAGACCATCGGGGTCAACGGGGACGGTCAACTGGATGCCCGTGGTCGCAAGATCGTGAACCTCGGGAACGCTGTGGACCCTCAGGATGCCCTGCCCCTCGGCCAGTATCTGGCTGACAAGGGAGGCGCTGCTGAGTCCGCTGCTGCCGCTGCCCAATCCGCTTCCAATGCGGCCACCAGTGCATCCCAGGCCCAGTCCAGCAACCTCGCTGCTGCCCTGAATGCAAGTGCTGCTGAGTCCGCTCGTGCAGCCGCTGTAGCTGCCCAGGGGACTGCCACGACCGAGGCCAACCGTGCGAAGACGGAAGCCGACCGGGCCAACACCCGTGCGAACGACTCCGCAGCCTCCGCAGGAGCCTCTGCAACGTCCGCAGGCCAAGCAGCAGGTTCTGCCACCAATGCGGCCAATAGCGCCACTGCGGCCCAGCAGAGTGCCTCCACGGCCCAAACCCAGTTGAACCTGTTTCAGGACCAATACTGGGGCGTGTACGCCTCGGACCCTGTGACAGGCCCTGGAGGTCGCCCACGGGTGACAGGCGTGTTCTACTTCAACAGTGCCACCGGAACCCATCGGGTCTGGAACGGGACTGCATGGGCGAATGCTCCTCAGGGTCCTGCGGGAACCCCCGGGACGAACGGGACCAATGGAGCTACCGGGCCAAAAGGTAAGGACGGCTCTGTTCCTCGCCGTGGATGGAGGGTCGCCTATGCGGCCACCAATAAGATTCGCTTCTTCCCGTACTACACGGAGCAAGTGCGTATCCGGCAGAACAACGCAGGCTCCGGTGAGTGGCCTATCATCTACCAAGATGAGTCCAGTGCAACCTTCACGGAATACACGCTGGGCCAGGGCACATTCACGGGTCTCTCCAACGAGGTCCTCTATGTGCTGGTTCCCTACGGGACCAATAGCGCCAACGAACTGAGCATCGCGCCGATCACCGCATCGGAGGCAAGCCCTACGTTTGACCCTGAGTACGGATGGATTCGTGGAGGCATCTACCTGAGCCAGAAGGTTCCGATCTTCGGTGCATTCATGCTGGTAGGTGGGCAGTTCAAGGACGACGACACCACTCGTGGGGTGGTCTCCACTGCAAACCAGCCTCCCCGTTCCTTGAGCATCCGCCGTTCGACCAACCTGACGATCCCTCAGGCTCAGTCCGCGAACATCCAGCAGGTGTCCTTCATCTGCCTGTCAGCTACTGTCCAAGGCTACAGTAACGTGGCCGTGGGCCTGCCGAACACTGGCGGTGGCTTCTACAGCACCCATGTGGTGCAGAACACGGGGACAACTACCGAGGTTCAAATCGACGGCTCCCTGTGTGCCTTCCCGAACGGACCTCTGTTCTCCGCATCCATTGGTCTCCAGCACCCCTTCAGTGCTGGTGGCTACAACCTGAAGACCAAGCTCATCAACGCCAACGTGGGTGATATCACGGCGAACGGCGCAGGCCCTCTGGGCATGAACTGTTCCCTGAACGCAATGATCTTCGACCGACAATAAAGAAAGGAAATCACCATGGTCAACATCGACATTGGAAACGGTGTTGCCACGTTCACCCCTCCGGCTGTAGTGGCCGGGGAGGTGGCCGCTCGGGTCTTCGGACTGACAATCAACGAGTGGTTCTACATCGTGGCAATCGCCTGTATGCTTGTGAGCACAGTTGCCTCTACCGCAGTTGCAGTGCTCAAGGCAAAGAACAAGAAGGGAGTCACCAATGAGTGAACGCAACCTCCAGAAGGAACTCGAAGCGATCCTCGGGGAAATCACGCTGGAGCAGGCCAAGGCCCTCCTGGCTGACCTCAAGAATCCCAACCTGCGCAACGCTGCCCTCTACAACGCAGCCACGCAACTCCTCAAGCACCACAAGATCGAAGTGGACCCCGTAGCGGGTGCCCGCCCAGATCATCCTGTGGGTGCCCTGGCGCATGGCCTGCCTCCCGCAGACTATGACGAAGACGAAGGAGCAACCTTTCAGCACTAAGGAGGACAAATGAGCATCGACAAACTCAAGCAGGAAGTCGCTGCCGCCAACCTCGAAAAGCGCATGAAGAACGACTTCAGGGTGTTCGTGTGGTATTGCTGGAAGACCATCAACCTTCCCAATCCCACGGACATTCAGAAGGACCTCTCGCAGACCCTCCAGAAGCCGCCCTCGAAGCGCTTCATCATCCAGGGTTTCCGAGGGGTAGCCAAGTCGTTCATCACCTGTGCCTATGTGGTCTGGCGTCTGTGGCGCAACCCTCAACTCAAGATCATGATTGTGTCCGCCTCGAAGACCCGTGCGGACGCCAACGCGAAGTTCATCCGGCAACTCCTCCGGGAGATTCCCTTCCTGGCCCACCTGAAACCTCGGGACGGCCAGCAGGACACCCAGAACATCTTCGACGTTGGACCGGCAACCCCGGACATTTCCCCCAGCGTGAAGTCGGTCGGTATCACCGGCCAGCTTACCGGCTCCCGTGCGGACATTATCATTGCCGATGACGTGGAGGTCCCTGGTAACTCCAGCACCCAGACTGCCCGTGACAAGCTCTCGGAACTGGTCAAGGAGTTCGACGCTATCCTGAAGCCTGATGAGCACTGTGAGGTCATCTACCTGGGCACGCCCCAGAACGAGCAGAGCCTCTACAACGTGCTGCTGACCCGTGGCTACACGACCCTCATCTGGCCTGCCCGGTATCCCCGTGATGCCAAGCAGCGGGCCAACTACGGGTCCAAGCTGGCTCCATTCATCGCGGAACGCTACGATGCTGACCCTGAGGGTCTCGCATGGAAGCCTACGGACCCCAAGCGGTTCACGGACAGCGACCTGATCGAACGGGAAATCTCCTACGGCAAGGCAGGCTTCGCCCTCCAGTTCATGCTGGACACCAGCCTGAGCGATGCCGAGAAGTACCCCCTGCGGCTCCGTGACCTGATCGTGGCTGAGTTCTCAAAGACCTCCAGCCCCATGTCGTGGGAATGGCTCCCAGGCCCCGAGACAGCCCTCCAGGACGCTCCGAACATGGGCCTCAAGGGTGACGGGTGGTTCGGCTACCGGAGCGCCTCCAAGGAGACCTCCATGTTCACAGGCAAGGTCATGTCTATTGACCCCTCTGGACGAGGCAAGGACGAGACCGGCTATGCTGTGGTCTACTACCTGAACGGCTACCTGTTCCTGATGGAGTCCGGTGGCTTCCGTGGAGGATACGAGGACACGACCCTGGAGAAGCTCGCACAGGTCGCCAAGAAGTGGGAAGTCCAGGACGTGGTGGTCGAGTCGAACTTCGGTGATGGCATGTTCAACAAGCTCTTCAGTCCGGTACTCTCCCGGGCCTGGAAGTGTGGCCTCTCGGAGGTCCGCTCGAAGGGCCAGAAGGAAGTCCGCATCGCTGACGTTCTGGAGCCCCTCATGGGTGCCCACAAGCTGGTGGTGTACGCTCCTGCCATCGCGCATGACTATAACACGGCTGTGAACGCTGACGGGACGCATGACCCCTCGGTGAGCCTGTTCCACCAGATGACCCGCCTGACCCGCGAGAAGGGCTCCCTGGCCCATGATGACCGCCTGGATGCATTGGCTATCGCCTGTGCCTTCTTCGTGGAGAGCATGTCCCAGGACGACCAGAAGGGCATCCAGCAGGCTCAAGAGGACTGGCTGGAGGAGCACATGGAAGACCCCATCCGGGGCTACCAGGACGCTCATGCAGGCATCATGAACGGGGTCTCTGTGACCTGGGAGACCGTGGAAGACGACGATTGGTGACCCTGGAGGGCCTTCTGGACTATCAAAAGGATAGCAGAGGGCCTCTCCGAGGGCTCCGTAAGTGGTTGATCCATAAGGATTCTCTGCTATCGTTCTTATAGCCACACCATTGAAGACAGGGGCTCCGTTAGATATATACTCCTCTAGTTAGGGGTACTGATCCCTCCTGTGCTCCTCTGGGTCTCCTCATGAGACCTCAGGGCTGAGTTAGCCCACACCATTGGAGAGACCATGAGACCCTGAGCGGTAGCATGGTCCAATCTCCTTTCATCATCATCATCATTGTTCAACCATTAAAGGAGAGACCTATGAAAGACAAACTGAAGGCTGCTCTGAAGTCCAAGCGCTTCTGGGCTGGTGTATCGGCTGTGGCTGGTGCCGTCCTGGGTGTCACTGGCGCTCTGACCGTGGACGCTGTGTCCTCTGTCGTGTGCTCGGTGCTGACCTGTACCGCCTAACTTCCTGACCCGCACACCTGTTGCATAGTGGTCATTCGCACATACGGTGTCCGTTCGACGCCCTGAGGATTTCATGGATGCTATACAGCATACCATTCCATCCTCATACCCTATGGAATCTATGGTCAATCCCATAGACTCCTGAGGAGACTCCTTAGGGAGCATCACCTGTGGACACCTGAGGGTCTCCTGTAGATGCCCTGAGGAGCCTCCTGAGGAGTACCCTGTACGCCTATGGCTACCCCTGAATGTAAAACTTAGGAAATATCTGAGAGGGTATCTCAATAAGAGAGACTCCAGAGGTTCCCCCGTGGGGCCTCTTGAGGGTGCCCTGGGCCTGGGGAGACCCTACGGGGTCCCTGTGGGCTCCTCTGGGCCTTGAAGGGCTCCTAAGGGGACCCTCTGGGGTGGTGGCCTGAGGGGCTCCGGTGGGCTCCGGTGGATACCCTGAGGGGCTCTCCCTGAGGGCATCTGTAACCCGGAGGGAGCCCCTATCACCTATCCCCTGATGAGGCCCTGAGGTGATCCGCTGGGCTCCATCATAGCACACATTCGGGGCTCCCTGAGGAGTTCCTGAGACTTTCTTTAGCCCACACCATTGGAGCATCTGAGGAGACCTGAGGAGGGCCTATAGGAGGAGACCATACATAGAGACTAGAGGAGGTCTAACCTATAGGGTCCTATAGGAGCCCATAGGAGGGCCTTCTACTGGTGGTCTGTAAATAATTTTGGTCTTTTCTCTTGCGGGTCCTGTTTTCTGTGTTATAGTTCATTCCATCGCAGCACAGAACGACTCTCTTCAGGCGGTGCCGGGGTCTACAGAGCAGCGATAAACAAAACGGTTGACAGACACGCAGCAATGCGATACACTGGGAACCAGTCAGCAGCTAGTAGGGCTTGCAGGACACTTCAGACTCTCTTCAGGCGGTGCCGGGGTCTAGTCCAAAGCAAGCAAAGAAAACGGTTGACAAACAAGCCAACGCTGTGATACAGTAGAGGCACTGAAACAAACGAGACCAAGCGGATCGGCGCTGTAAGTCCAAGGCTCTTTAACAATTCAACATGCAAGGCCCTACGGGGCCACCCCAAACTCCCTAGCGCAAGCTGGGTGAGTCCTGAGGTTATCCGCAAGGGTGGCCTGAGGTCTCATTCAACCAACCTAAGGAAAACGTCATGAACGTCCTGTCTACTCTCACCATCGGCCTGAACTACGGAGCCCCTGCGGGAGACAACAAGGGTAAGCAAGTGCCTCTGGTGGTCGCCCAAAAGGCCATCGCTGAGGCAATGAAGGCCCAGAGCATTGACTGCTATACCATCATCGAGTGCAAGGGGTACTGGCAAGGCGAACCCGAGTGCAGCCTGCGGGTTGAAGTGGTCCACAATGATGCACACGCAGCGGTCAAGGCCGTGGCTCGTATGGTCAAGGAGACCCTCCTGCAAGAGGCTGTGCTGCTGGTCCATAGCGCTGTGCAAGGCGAACTGGTATGAGCAAGGCCAAGCATCCCTACGGCATGCCCTATCAGCACGGCCACATGGCCTACAAGGCTGGTCGCCGGGCAGCATCCGAAGGAGTCCCGCTGGAGTCCTGCCCGTATGTCCGCAACTCCATAGAGGAGAACGCATGGATTACCGGCTGGTATGAAGTGCAACCGAAGCAAGAGGGCTGATCCTCTAGGGCATCCGCAAGGGTGCCACTGAGAATCTGTCAACGCAACCAACCGAGCAAGAAAGGCTCACCATGACCTACTCCGTAAAGATTTTCCATCGGACTACCGGCCACTTCCATGCCTATCTGGACCTCAAGGGCCGCAGCGAGTGGAAGACCCGCAGCATTGCCGCCAAGCATGGCCGCGAGTTCGCCAAGCGCTTCCCTGAGTTCATCTGTGCATTGGAGGATGAGGAGGGCAAGCTGTCCACCATCAACGGCTACAGCTACAGCCGCGACAAGGGCCTGCACCTCTACACTGACGCAAGCTCCCTGCACGTCCCTCATGAGGCCATCATCAAGGTGGCCCGCAAGCTGGGTCTGAAGTGCATCGACCATAGCGAATGGCTCGGGCTGGACCTCATCAGCATCATCAAGGCCCACAAGGAGGTCCTGTAATGTCTCACGCAGCAGCAATCCAAGGTGGCCTGCAAGGCTGGTCCGTCAAGGCTCCCTATCCCTTCCTGGTCATGGCGATAGACAACCCATCGGGTATGCCCAAGGGTCTCTACTGGTATGTCGTGGATACCCGCAAGGGCTCCACCGACTTTAAGGATCGCATCGGCACGACCTGCAAGGGTCTGCTGGCAAGCGAGTGGGCACACTGCCACGCATCGGCACTGTACCTGCACCAAGTCCAAGGTGAGAGCATCACCACGGCAAGCGAAGCCTATGCGCCCTACTGGGCCAAGGTCAAGGAACTGCAACAAGTGAAGGAGTGAACCATGAACATCAATTTCAATCCGGGTCTCCGTGCCCATACCGCAGTGCGGGACAACGCTGGTAACCCTACCCGCCAACGCTGGGAGATTGTCGAGGTCGGCACGGACAAGGTGCTGGGCGCAGACAAGGAACTCGCCAAGGCATACGACAAGGCGGCTGACACGCTGAAGGCCGAAGGCAAGGGCCGCTTCCTGTAAAGCACATCCCAGAGGGTCCACCGCAAGGCGGGCCTTCGAGAATGTCCTTTCATCAACCTGGAGAATCCCTCATGAACTGGCTCTACATACCCGCATTCATCTTCGCACCTCGTCTGGCATTCGCTGTGGGCATCGTCCATATCGGCTATCTCCTGGTGGCCTGACATGCAAGCCATCGAAACCAAGTGGCTCCCAGCAACAGCCCTCAAGCCTGCCCGGATCAAAGCCAAGTGCGCCGCAGGGTCTTTGACTATCAGCTATCCTGCAAGCATGGAACCCGAGCAAGCCCACCAGTATGCAGCCGAACTGCTGATGGTGGCCCGCCAGTGGAAGGGCTTCAAGCTCTCCTCTGGAGTCCTCCCCAACGGCAACCACTGCCACGTTCTCACCCGCCAACCCTAAGGAATCATCATGGCACAGACTCTCGCATACTTCATGGCTTTCAGCATCATCGGCGGGGCCATCATAGCCCTCATCATCCGGGTCCTGCAAGCCTTCAAGGCATACCGCGATGCGCTGCTGGTCTCCCGTGCCCACATCGTCACCCTGCAAGCCCAGGTCAAGCGCCTGGAGGCCGACAACGCAAGCGGCCTGGAGTATTCCATCGGGCTCCTCAAGGACCTGCAAGAGGCCCAGCGTGGCATCCGCAACGTGTCCGATGAGGACCTCCCAGGCTATGTGCAAGCCGAGGTGGCCCGCCGAGTCTGGATGACGGTCTCCTACGGGGCTGACCCCATCGAACGTGCCAAGCTGGCATCCAAGGTAGGAGGCAAGTGCTTCCGCATCATGGACGCAGCAAAGCGCAACCCTGAACGCATCGCAGAGTATGCAATCCCTTCCCTCAACCACAAGGAGTAACACCACATGAGCCGCAAGCATCTGAACGAAACCGAAGCAACCATCCTCCGTGGCGAGGTCTTCAAGGCAACGCTGGTCGCCGCCCTCAAGGGCCTGGGCTGCAAGGACGTGGAGTTCCACGGCTTCGACACCATCGCAGCCTACAAGGCCGCAGGAGTCCCCAACTTCAACCCTGCACTGACCCGGATACAGGTCATCGGCTTCTGGCCGGACAGCGGCGCAACCCGCAAGTGCAGCTACAGCGTGGACTGGATGGCCTTCGACTCCTACCTGCTGGGCTCTGACCTGGGCGCTGTCAAGTCCTGGGCCACCAGCATCGCAAGGGACATTGCACATGAACGCATCCATGACGTGCTGAGTCGTGCTACAATGTCCGTACCGCTCAACGCTTTCTAAGGCATCACCCCAGAAGGTCCTCCCAAGGGCCTTCGAGAGTGGCACTTTAGCCCACTACCATGCTCAACTATAGGAGAACCTCATGAGCCAATCGAACGAAAACTTCCAGAAGACCCGCAAGACCCGTGAGTCGCAAGGCTTTGCCGACCTGCAAGCCCACCGCATCCGCAAGCAGAAGCGCCAGCAAGCCCACAAGCAGGCCCGCCGCGATGCTCTGGAAGATCGCTAAGGTCACCCTACTGACGGCCTGCTGCATCGCAGCCAGCGCCGCCTCTGCATGGCTGGTGGTCATCATCCTCTGGCCCATCATCAAACCTCATTAGGAGAACCCTATGTCCTACACCTGGACCGAACCACGCCGCCCCCAAGAGTTCAACGAGAAGCAACTGGTGGCACACCTGAAGAAAGCCGCTGTGCTGTCCATGCCCAAGGCCGATGGCGTCCGCATCCAAATGATCTTTGACGAGGATGGCCGCACGGTATACCTCCGAAGCCGTGAGAACAAGCCCTTCCGTGGCCTGGAACTCATCGAGAAGCGCCTCAATGCCGACTGGCTGGCGAACTACCGGATTGACCTCCGGGCCTGGACCTTCGAGTTTGAATGCGAGGTCATCGACCAAGGCACCGGCCAAGTGCTGCCAGCGCCCAAGACCAGCGGCACCCTCAACCAGAAGGAGCAACTGCTGCCCGGTCGCATGCGCCTCTCGCTCTTCGATGCAACCCACCCGGCCACCATCAAGACGCAAGACCATGAGCAGCGCCTGGACATTCCGTTCGATCAACTGGTTGCCATCCGCGAGTTCGTCTTGCAGGTCGCCCAGTTCGTCCGCCTCCCGTGGCACGTCTGCCATACCCTGGAGGAGGTCCGCAACTGGTACGAAGGAGCCCGCCGCAACGGCTTCGAGGGCACGGTCATCACTCCCCTGGGCAAGCCCTACGCCCACGGCAAGAAGGTCGCCAGCGGCTGGAAGATGAAGCCGAGCGAGACCAAGGACGGAATCGTCACCGGCTTTGTCGAGGCGGTGGCTGAGGACGGCACGCCAAAGGGAATGGTGGGTAGCCTGGAGGTCACCTACGAGGATGGCACCAAGGGCACCCCAGGTGCTGGCGCACTGACCCATGAGGAGCGCAAGGCCATCTGGCTGGACCAAGAGACCTACAAAGGCCGTATCTGCGAAGTCAAGGCCATGGAGGAGCACGAAGGAGGAGCCCTCAGGCATCCCAACTTCTACCGCTGGCGCGACACGCTGGAGGACAAGGGAGTCAAGCAATGATCGGGACCTACCGCGACTGGGAGAAGTCCCAAGCACTCCCCAACGCTGCCCGGGAGCAGGGCTACAAGCTCCTGAGCCACCACAGCAACCACATGGAGCAATCCATTGTGGGCTACATGGAAGGGCACGAAGAGGAGTTCATCTGGAGCCAGCGCCTGGGCGTCTGGTTCGTCAAGGGCACAAGCCCGGACGCCGCGAAGGAGGCCCTGCGCCAGCGCAAGATGAAGGACCAGAGGGCCGATGCCTTCAACCGATCCTTCAACGGTAAGCAGGATGCCAAGAGCGCCCAGGTTCTGGTCCTCAAGCTGAAGTCCGAAGGGCTTGGCCTGCGGCCCCACGAATGGAAGCTCGGGCCGGGACCCTGTGGGCGCACTGTGCTGGGCCTCAAGGTGGACCGGGTGAGCATGCCTGGATGGCTGGTGGTCTGGCAGTGGTGCGAAGATGAACCCTCAAGGCCCGATGAGTTCTGCTACCCGCTGGACGACATTGCAGCCCTGAGGATTTACCAGACGGGCAACCCTCACCCCGCCAAGCAAACCTGCGGATAACCCGCAAGCCATACCCCGGATTCCCTAGTGGAGTGCCGGGGCTTTGGCAGTAACGAAGGCCCACACCATATAATGGGCACCCCTCAACTCTCTGAAAGATAGCAATGGAATACAATCCCCTGACCGAACTGGCATCCCTCTACGGTGAAGACCTCGCAGCCGAGCAGCTTCGCCTGGAAGCAGAAGCCTACAGCCTGGGCGAGAAGCGATTCATGGAAGCCATGGAGTTCAAGGCCGAGACCGGACAAGCTGGTGATACCCGCGTGGCCCGTCCCCTGGTCGCTGAACTGCTGCCCAAGCTGTCCATGAAGATCATCGAGTTCATCGCTTTCCAGCGAAACGGTAAGCCTGGAAAGAAAGCCGCCGCCTTTAAGTACATCCAAGGAATTGACCCTGACCGCATCAGCTACCTCGCAATCCGCACTGCCCTGAACCTGAGCGTGGCAAGCGAACTGCCCGTGGTCCAACTGTGCGAAGCCATCGGGCGTGACGTGGAAGATGAGGCCCGCTTTGGTCGCATCCGTGAGCAGGACGAGAAGGCGTTCAAGCAGCGCATCGCACCTGAGATTCTCAAGCGCTCCGCAGACCACTTCAAGCGTGCCTATGCCCGTGCCGTGGAGGTCTCCATGAAGGACGCCGGGGACCTGGGTGCCTGGGAATCTTGGGGCTCCTCCAACCGGGTGGCCGTGGGCTTCAAGATGGTGGAACTGATGATCGAAATCGGCATCCTGGTTCTCTCGGACATTAACCCGGGCAACCCCAAGATGCACAAGAAGGTCATCACCCTGAGCGATGAGGTCTCCCGCTGGCTGTCTGAGCGTGCCCAGTTCCTGGCTGGCTGTAACCCCATGTGGAGCCCATCCGTGGTGCCTCCCAAGCCCTGGACGGGCATCCACCGGGGAGCCTACTGGGGCCGTGGAAAGAGCAACCCCAAGTTCATCCGTGGCCTGGGCAAGCAAGCTCGCAAGCGCTACTACGATGTTGACCTGAGCAACGTCATGAACGCCGTGAACCTGATCCAGTCCACGCCCTGGAAGGTCAACGCCAAGGTGCTGGAGGTGGCCCGCGAGGTCTCCCAGTGGAAGCACATCAGCATTGACGGCATCGCCTCTCCTGAGGTGGTCGCCAAGCCGGTGCGACTGGAGGGTATGGACGACGACGAGAAGGTCCTCAAGACCTGGAAGCGTGAAGCCGCCAAGACGTGGCGCAAGGAACGTGCTCGCCGGTCCCGCCGCATGGCTATGGAACTGGTGTTGGAGCAGGCCAATCGGTTCGTGAAGTACGACCGAATCTGGTTCCCGCATAACGTGGACTTCCGAAGCCGTGTCTACTCCATCCCATCGGCCCTGAGCCCGCAAGGTAACGACCTCTCCAAGGGTCTCCTGATGCTGGCCGATGCAACCCCGATGGGCAAGGACGGGGAATACTGGCTGCGCATGCACATCGCCAACGTGGCTGGCCTGGACAAGGAACCCATGGACGTGCGCCAGAAGTGGACCTATGACCATGAGGACCTCATCCTGGAGACCGCAGAGAACCCGCTGGAGAACCTCTGGTGGGCCACCGAAGCGGACAGCCCCTTCTGCTTCCTGGCCGCGTGCCTGGAGTACCGCAACTGGAAGGCAAGCCACAACCCTGAGGCGTATGTCTGCGGCCTGCCCATCGCCTTCGACGGGTCATGCTCTGGCATCCAGCACTTCAGCGCCATGCTCCGGGATGAAGTCGGCGGTGCAGCCGTGAACCTGACCCCAGGGGAGCGCCCCTCGGACATTTACCGCATCGTTTCCGACAAGGTGCAAGAGGTCATCAACCACGACCTGATCCACGGGAGCGACAACGTGATGACCGAGCAGGTCTGCGATGAGACAGGGGACATTCTGGAGCGCATCCAGTATGGCTCCAAGGCTGTGGCGAAGTGGTGGAACGACTACGGCATCACCCGCAAGGTGACCAAGCGCTCCGTGATGACCCTGCCGTATGGCTCCAAGAAGTTCGGCTTCGCGGACCAACTGCTGGAAGACATTATCATGCCCGCTGTGGACTCCAAGGGTGAGCACGTCTTCCCTGCGCCAGCAACCGCTGCACGCTACATGGCTGACCTCATCTGGACGGCCCTGGAAACGACCGTGGTGGCCGCTGTGGGTGCCATGGCATGGCTCCAGAAAGCCGCTGGTGCTCTGGCCTCCCAAGGCATGCCCGCCACCTGGACGACCCCTGTGGGCTTCCCCGTGTGGCAGGAGTACAAGGTCAAGGCAACCAAGCGAGTGGACACTGTGATCTGCGGGTCCATCCGCATGACCATGACCGTGGAACTCACGGAGAAGACCGAGGAGAATGAACTGGACCGCCACAAGCAGGTCTCCGCTATCTCCCCGAACTTTGTCCACAGCATGGACGCAAGCCACCTGATGATGACCGTACTGGCCGCAGCAGAGCAAGGCGTGCAGCATTTCGTGATGATCCACGACAGCTTTGGGACCTGCCCCGGCAATGCTGGTGCGATGTTCCGCGTGGTCCGGGAAACCATGGTCAAGACCTACACGGAGAACGACGTGATCCTGGGGTTCTACGAAGGGTTTGCCGCTGACCTGACCGAGAAGAACGCCGAAAAGATTCCGGCACTGCCGCCCAAGGGCGAGCTGAACCTGGAGGAAATCCTGGAGAGCCGCTACTGCTTCTGCTAAGTGGTTGATCTGAAAGGGAATCCAGTTAGCCCACACCAGTGAAGAAGACCTCTGGGTCCTAAAGATTCAACCTTTAGACTCAGATGGTCTCAACCCTATAGACTCTCAAGGAGAACCTCATGAATACCCTCAAGAGACTCCTCAAGTTCGTGACCATCAGCCCCTCGGGTTGCTGGGAGTTCCAAGGAGCACGCTACGGACTTGACGGACACCGAGCCTTCAAGCTCAACGGCAAGCAGACGTATGCCCACCGGACAGCCTATCAGCTTATGATTGGCGAGATTCCTGAGGGGCACATCGTTCGCCACAAGTGCGACAACCCCGCATGCATCAAGCCTGGGCACCTGGAGACAGGAACCCAGCGAGACAACATGCACGATAAGGCAAGGCGATGGAAAGGCCGTGCCAAGTCGGGCGTGAAGGGTCTCTACGAAAGCCGAGGAGGCTGGAAGGGAGACATAGTGAAGGACGGAAAGCATCACACGTTCTTCCACAAGGACCGGCAAGTCGTCATCGACTGGCTGGACGAAACCCGAGCAAAGCTCTACCCACAGTAAGGAGGAACCCTATGACAACTCTCGCAACCCTGCGCCGCAAGAACCAAGGCAAGCAGTTCACCTGTGTGGATGAGGCAACCCGCTTCATCTTCCACTGGTATCGCCCCGGTGAGCCCCTGCCGCAACTCATCCAGCACAACGGCCAGCGCTTCATGCTGACCAAGGAACTGGTCGAGAAGGCCCAGGCCAATGGCCGCACCCCTCTCATCAAGATCGACGTTCGTGACCTGCCCCGTAAGGTGCAAGAGGCAGTAGCCGAAGAAGCCCGCCTGAATGGCAAGGGCGCATACGTCACGGTAATCAAGTCGGACGCCTGGGATACGGTCAAGGCATGGGCTCTGTACGCAGCAGCCGCTGGTCTGTCCTGCTGGGCAGCATACGAAGCTGTGAAGGTGGCCCTGTAATGAGCAAGCCAGTCATCATCGCATTCGCCGCTGGTGGTCCTGGCTCCGGCAAGGACACCCTCTTCGACCTCCTGGTCTCCGAAGGTTATCAAGTCGAGAACATCAAGTTCGCTGACAAGCTGACCCAGGAGGTGCAGGAGGCATTCCCCTGTCTGGTCCCCGAGGACTTCCTCTGGATTCGCAACGACCCCACCGCCAAGGATCACCCCTTCGGGTTCTTTGCGATTGACCAACTGGGCGACTTCGGGTACAAACGCTGGCTGCTGGACCAAGGGCACGACGCCTACGCGAAGCGCTCCTGCCGCTGGCACCTGATCGAGTACGGCACGAACTACGTCCGCAAGTTCAAGGAGGACGAAGACCGCTGGCTCAACCTGGGCATCCGTGCGGCCCTGGAGGTTCCTCCTGGGGTGCAGCCCGTCATCACCGACTGCCGGTTCCCTAACGAACTGGAGGCCGTCCAAGCGGCTGGTGGTCTGGTGATCTACATCGACGCCCCCTGGGTGTCCGCAGCCAAGGGTGGCATTGCCGATGGCCTCATCAAGCCTGAGCAGTGTGACCACATCATCCGCAACCAGTGGGGCAACCCACGCACTCTCCTGGAGCAATTCAATGAATACCATCGTCTACCCTGAGTTCAAGAAGTACCGTGCCTTCGGGCATGCCCACGGCTACCCCTATGGCCTGACCGTCACGGTCGAAGCCGAGGACATTGAAGCCGCCCACGAAGAGGCCGAGCAGCGCCTGGACGAGGTGGTCTCCGTGAGCGGTCCCCTCTGATGGCCGAGGTCTCACAAGCCCTCATGTTCTCCGCGATGTTCCTCCTCTGGATGAGCATCCCGAAGGACGACGACGAGCCTCCTACAGGTTCGGCCCCTGTGGTGCCACGTTAGCCCACACCATTGGAGACCCCTGGTTCATCGCCTCGGGTCTCTTTTCGTTTCATCCCAACACTCTTCATATCGAAAAGGAGAATCATCATGGCAGACAAGCCTACCGTTATCGTGACCCCTCAAGCTACCGTCTTCGGCTGGGTCAACATCCTGAAGCCTGACACCAAGTACAACGCCGCTGGCGACTACAAGATCAAGGTCCGCATCCCGAAGGACACCAAGGGCCTCGCTGCCCAACTGGAGAAGATCGAAGAAGCCCGCGAGAAGGCCAAGGCCGCATGGCTGAAGGAACCCAAGAACAAGGGCAAGCGCCTGAAGGAAGCCGACCTGCCGTTCTACGAGGACGACGAAGGCAACATCGTCATGTCCTTCAAGAGCGTGGCCTCCTGGACCGATGCCAAGTCGGGCGAGACCCGCTACCGCCAAATCCCCGTGTTCGGTGGCGCTGGCCGCATCGACCCCAAGCAGGTTCCCCAGTTCGGTGAAGGCTCCATCGTCCGCGTGGCCTACACCATCAGCGCCTTCGCCAACGCAGCCGTGGGTGCCGGTGCATCCCTGCGCATCGACAGCGTGAAGCTGATCGAGGTCAAGCAGTTCTCCGGTGGCGGTGCCGCGAACCACTTCGGTGACGACGAGGAGGGCTACGTCCCCGAGTCCGGTGGTGACGACAGCGACCCCTACGGCAACGACGACACCGGCTCCGATGCTGGTGGCTCGGCTGGCGACAACGACGAGTTCTGACCATGGCTGGCCGCTCGTTCGTAAAGAAGGGTGGCTGGTCCGGGCACAACGCTTCCGCGTACCGCTCGGGCCTGGAGGAGAAACTTGCAGACCAACTGGAGTCTGCGGGAGTCTCCCCAGTGTTCGAGCAGTACGAGGTACACTACGAAATCCCGGCAAGCATGCATCGCTACACGCCGGACTTCCTGCTGCCCAATGGCATCATCGTGGAAGGAAAGGGCCTCTTCGACGCGGACGACCGCAAGAAGCACACCCTGATTCGCAAGCAACACCCCGGCCTGGACATTCGTTTCGTCTTCACCTCTTCCCGCTCGAAGCTATACAAGGGCTCCCCCACGACCTATGGTATGTGGTGCGAGAAGAACGGCTTCAAGTACGCCGACAAGGTGATCCCCAAGGAATGGCTCTGTGAGCCCGTGAAGGCTATCCCTCCGGGGTCCCTCACGCAGAAGAAGAAAGGAGCCAAGGAATGATCCCTGACTCACAACTCAAGACGCCCTTCAAGAAGCGCTTGAAGACCAACACCATTTTCATCCACGCGGCTGACACACCTTCGACCATGGACATTGGCTGGAAAGAAATCCACCAGTGGCACGTCAAGGATAACGGCTGGGCCGCGATTGGTTACCATGTGGTCATTCGCCGCGATGGAACCATTGAGGCAGGACGCCCTCTGGATGCTGTGGGAGCCCATGTGGCATCCCGCAACAGTGACTCCGTAGGCATCTGCCTGATCGGCGGCAAAGGCCCGTTCAGCGCTGGCCCGGAGGCGCACTACACGAAAGACCAACTGGTCTCCCTGGTGGCTGTCATCAAGGAACTCCTCGGGAAGTACCCGGGTGCTGAGGTCCTGGGCCACCGCAACGCCGACCCCGGCAAGCAATGCCCCTCGTTTGACGCGAAGGGCTGGTGGGCAGCCATAAGCAAGTGAGTTAGCCCACACCATTGAGAACCCTGCAAGCTCCCCAGCTTGTGGGGCTTCTTTTCGTTTTCACTACCCCTAAAAGGAGGACCTATGAAACAAGTGAAAGTAGCCCTGCAAGTTCTGGAGGGCATCCGTCAATTCGCCCCTACTGCCATCATCGCTGGTGGCTGTGCCCGAGACATTGCCCATGGGGCTGTGCCAAAGGACTTCGACATTATTGTCCCGATGGGAACTCCCATCAGTTCGCTCAAGGAGCACCTCAAGGCTTTGGCCGAGGGAGGCTCCTACCGTGCATTCGTCTTCAGCGATGGAGAGGGTGGCTACTCGGAAGATGATCGCGTGGTGCTGTGCATCAAGGCAACCATCAAGGGCGTGGACTTCGACGTGCTCCTCTACAACGTGACCGATGATGCCCTCAAGGCAGTGGCCTACTTCGACGCGAACCTGAGCCAGTACGTCCTGACCAAGGATGGGTCTGCCCGCTTCGCTGGTGACCATCATCCGAACGAGGGCCTGCGCTGGGTCCGTGACGACAGCAGCGAGAAGCGCAAGGAATACATCCGAGCGAAACACCGGGGCTTCTACCCCAACCTGTACGACGAACCGAAGGAGGACTGACCATGGAAGAGAACAGCAGCGAGTACACGCACAAGACTGCGTGCGACAACTGCGGGTCCTCGGACGCCAACGCTGTCTATACGGACGGCCACACGTTCTGCTTTGCCTGCGAGCACTGGACCCCAGGGGACGGCTCCGAAGGAGAACACCGCCCGAACACCCGCAAGGTGGCCGAGGGCTGCATCACCATGAGCGCCGCTGAGGGCCACTACACGGACCTGAGGCCCGGGGCATCGTGGTGGAGACATGCCAAAAGTTTGGCTACTGGGTCGGGAAGCATCGCGGCAAGACTGTCCAAGTGGCGAACTACAAGGACGCCTCCGGGGCCGTGGTGGCCCAGAAGCTCCGCGACAAGGACAAGAACTTCACGGCCCTGGGGGAACTCAAGAAGGACATGCTCTGGGGTGCTCACCTGTGGAGCGCCTCCGGGAAGATGATCGTCATCACCGAGGGTGAAATCGACTGCCTGACCGTGAGCCAACTCCAAGGCAACAAGTGGCCTGTGGTCTCCCTGCCCAACGGTGCAGCAGCGGCCAAGAAGACCTGTGCGGCGAACTACGAGTGGCTTGACGGCTACGAGAAGATCGTCCTCATGTTCGACAACGACGAGCCTGGACAGAAGGCCATCGCTGAGGCGGCTGACGTGCTCCCTCAGGGCAAGGTCTACATCGCCCATCTGCCCCAGAAGGACGCCAACGCCTGCCTGCTGGCCGGTGAAGGTAAGGCCGTGCTGGATGCCATCTGGAACGCCACGCCCTACCGCCCTGACGGCATCGTGTCTGCGCTGTCCCTGAAGGAGCGCGTGATGGCGAAGGCCAAGGTCGAATCCATCCCGTTCCCTACCGGAGCGGTTCTGAACGAGAAGACCCTCGGAGCCCGTGAGGGTGACGTGATTATGCTGACATCAGGGTCTGGCATGGGCAAGTCCTCGCTGGCCCGCCAGTGGGCCTACCAGTGGGGCACCAGCATGGGCTACAGGGTCGGCCTCGCTATGATCGAAGAGTCCGTGGAGGAGACCTGCCTGGACGTTATGGGCCTGCATGAACGCAAGCGCATCCGCCAGCACCCTGACAGCATCACCGATGAACGCCGTGCCGCCCTCTTCGATGAGGTCTTCAATGGTGACCGCTTCCACCTGTACGACCACTTCGGGACGACCGAGGAGGACCGTCTGGTGAACCGGCTCCGCTACATGAAGGCCGTGCTCGGCTGTGACATGGTGGTGCTGGACCATATCTCCATCGTGGTCTCTGGCACCGAGGGCGAGTCCGATGAGCGAAAGCTGATCGACCGCCTGATGACCAAGCTCAAGACCATGGCGAAGGCCACCGGGGTCATCCTGGTTTGCATCACCCACCTGAAGCGTAAGGACGGCAAGTCCAAGACTCACGAAGAAGGCGGTAAGGTGACCCTGGGGGAACTCCGGGGCTCCGGTGCCATCGCCCAACTGAGCGACACTGTGATCGCCCTGGAGCGTGACCAGCAAGGGGACGACCCGAACTGTGTCCTGGTGCGTGTCCTCAAGTGCCGCTTCACTGGTGATACCGGCGTGGCTGGCTACATGCGCTACGACAAGGAGACCGGCTGGCTCCACGATGACATTGGCCCCGCAGAGGGTTCCTCCGGGGACTCCTCCGGTGGCGGCGATGGTCCGCCGTGGGATGACGACGACGACATTCCCTATTGACCCACACAATAGGAGACCCTTCGGGGTTTCCTTCCCATTCCTTTTCAACTTTGGAGGTATCTACCATGAAAATCCGCATCGCTCTCTGGCTCCTGTCCACCATCGGCTCCCTGATCGCCCGCAAGGCCAACGCTTCGGTGAAGACCGCTGCCCAGTTCGACAAGGCCGCTGAAGCTGCTGCTGCCCGTGCTGACGCTGAACGCACCGAGGCTGCACGTCTGGCGCACATCGCTGGCAAGTGCTCCGGTTTCTGCGAACACGCGAAGGAGGTCTAAGGCATGAAGCTGCGCCCATTGAAGGTCCGGTTCTTTGACCTGGAATCCAATGGGCTCCTCCCTCACCAAACACGGCCTGGGAGCGAGCCTCTGGATCGCGTCCACTGTCTGGTTATCCACGACATGGAAGCGGGCTGGTATCGCCGGTTCCGCAAGAACAAGACCGAGGACTCCATCAAGGACGGCCTCGCTCTGCTGGCTGACTCCGACCTCATCATCGGACACAACGTAATCAGCTACGACATTCCGGCCCTGGCCCACCTGTACGGATTCAGCTTCCCCAAGGAGCGGGTACTGGACACGCTGGTCATGGCCCGCCTGATTTACTCCAACGTGAAGGACCTGGACGTTGCCGCAATGAAGCGTGGCAAGATTCCTGGCCGACTGTTCGGGTCTCAGTCCCTGGAAGCCTGGGGCTACCGCACAGGCACCATGAAGGACGAATACGATGGCGACCCCGCGATCACATGCGACAAGACCCGCCGTGAGCAGAAGTGGGTCGAGTGGAACCAGTCCATGGATGACTACTGCGTCCAGGACGTAAAGGCCACCCGTGCTCTGTTCGACCTCCTGGTGAGTGACCAGCACTACTTCCCTCCGGGCGAAGTGGAGTCCTCCTGGGGAGAACCTATCGAGGCCGTGAAGCTGGAGCACCGAATCTCCTGGGTGATGACCCAGCAGGAGCGCAATGGCTTCCCGTTCGATGAACGTGGTGCCGGTGCCCTGTACGCTGAACTGGCCGGTCGCCGCCAGGAACTCCTGGAGAAGCTGGTCAAGACCTTCGGCTCCTGGTGGGCTCCTAAGGGCGGCACCTCTCCGTTCCTCCACCCGAGGACCGGGATGCCCCTGAAGAAGTACCCGCTGGTCAAGTACCCGAAGACTGGCTCCCTGTTCCTGAAGGACGGCAAGACGCTCTCGAAGACTCCGTACTTTGAGGGCTCCCCGTTCACTCCAATCGAACTCATCCAGTTCAACCCCGGCTCCCGCGATCACATCGCCAAGGTGCTGATGGAGAACGGCTGGGAACCTACGGAGTTCACGGAGACAGGTAAGCCTGTGGTGGACGAAGAAACCCTGAGCGGTGCCCGTGTGGATGACCCCAAGAAGCAAGCTGCTATCGACCTGATCGCAGAGTACATGCTGGTGGTCAAGCGCCTGGGCCAACTGGCTGAGGGTGACAACGCATGGTTGAAGCTGGTCCACGCAGATGGCCGCATCCATGGGTCCATCAACCCCAACGGCGCGATCACTGGCCGAGCCACGCACAGCTTCCCGAACATCGCCCAGGTTCCATCCGGTGGCGCTCTGTACGGTCCGCAATGCCGTGCCCTGTTCGGTGCCAAGCACTGGCGACACGTCTGGCCGCAAGCCATCCAGGTGGGCACTGACGCCTCTGGCCTGGAACTCCGCTGCCTAGGTCACTTCATGGCCCGCTTCGATGATGGCAAGTACATTGACGTGCTGCTGAATGGTGACATTCACTGGCTCAATGTGCAGTCGCTTGGTCTGGTTCCTCCTGGGACCGCCCGTGACAAGTCGAGTGCTGTCCACGATGGCTACCGCAACAACGCGAAGACCTTCATCTACGCCTTCCTCTACGGGGCTGGCGATGCAAAGATCGGGGAAATCACGAACGGCGGTAAGGAAGCTGGCAAGACCCTGAAGAACAACTTCATGGCCGCAACGCCTGCCATCGCTGACCTGCGGGAATCCATTGAGCGTGCTCTGGTGGAGTCCTCGAAGTGGGTCGCCGGGAAGCAGCAGGTCAAGTGGAAGCGCAAGTGGCTGAAGGGCATGGACGGGCGAAAGCTCCACGTCCGTTCCCCGCACAGCGCCCTCAACACGCTCCTCCAGTCCGCTGGAGCCCTGGCGTGCAAGCTCTGGGCTGTGGAAACCATCCGCATCCTGGAGGAGGTCCATGGCCTCAAGCAGGGCCACACCCGGGACTGCGACTTCATGCTCTGTGCATGGGTCCACGACGAACTCCAACTGATCGCCAAGGACGAGGCCACTGCGAAGCTCATTGAGAGCGCCAGTGCCGAGGCCATGAAGTTCGCTGGTGAGTTCTTCCAGTTCCGATGCCCTCTGGAAACAGAGGCAAAGCTGGGCGATTCATGGCTTGAGTGCCACTGATGAGTTAGCCCACACCATTGAAGACCCCTGGGCTCCAAAAGATATATCCTTTGGACCTAGGGTTCTCTTTCAGATTTACTACCCCTAAGGAGGATCAACATGACCAAGCGTAACCTGTCCTTTGCCATTGCCATTGCCGCTACGGCTTCCCTGAACGTCCCTGAAGACGTGTGGGCCAAGGCCAAGGCTGATACCGTGGAGGCCCTGAAGGCTGTCCGTGACGACGAAGACGGTGCCCTGTGGGGCGCTGCGGTCTCCGGCCAGCACAACCTGGACGAGGGCTCCTTCCGCATCCTGGAGGGTGCCCTGGAGGATTCCGGTGGTGACCTGGATGCAGCAGCCGAACTGGCCCTCATCCGCTCCATCACCCGTGGCACCCGCACGGAACTCAAGGCTCATCTGGAGCGTGAGGACCTGACCCGTGTGCAGGTCTCCTTCAAGATGACCCCCAAGAGCAACACCATCACCAACGAACAAAAGGAGGCCAAGTAATGAACGGTCTGATCGCCATCATCAAGAAGGTCCAACGTGAGCCCAAGACCTTCCAGTCCGACTGGGCACGGGCCAACGCCTACAACCTGTCCGAAGCCGTGAGCCGTGGCTATGTGACCTGCCTTCAATGCGGGGTCAACACCGGCAAGTGGATGGCTACCGAAGCTGGTATCGCTCTGGTCGAGCGCCAGGAGGCTTGAGCATGGAGCAGCTTTACACCATCCGCGTGAATCGCACCCAGCAGCAAGTCAACTGGAACAACGCCCGCATCGAGTACCTGGAGAAGAAGTCCATCCAGGGGCCTCTCCATGAGAACGAGGTGAAGGACCTGAACTACCGCAAGGAACAGAACGCTGACCTGCTGGCGGCTCCTGTGGCCTACGCCCTGCACTCCGGTGGCAAGGGCAACGGTGCCGTGGGAGGTCTGTACTCCAAGGGTCAGATCAAGCGCATCCTGGGCCGCTACGACTCCAACGTGGCTGAGGCCATCCCTGTGGCCCTCGGCATCACCGATGAGGCCGCTGAGGAGGCTCAAGAAGATCAAGCCTTCCTGGAGTGCCTCCGGGCCGAAGGCGTGGACAACTGGGACGGCTACGAGTTCGCCCAGGAAGCTACCGCGAGGAAGGAGGCCGGGATGACTGAACGACGCAAACTGGTCCTGCTGGTGGACGCTGACTACTTCGCCTTCGCTGCTGCTGCTGCATGCTCGCGTGTGGTCGAGTGGGAAGACGGAATCCTGGAGCAATGGGCAGACCTCAATGACGGCAAGCAAGCCTTCAAGAACTCCCTCCAGGCCATCCGCAACCAACGCAAGGGCTGGGAAGACGCCGCCATCGTGCTGACGTGGACCGCCCCTGACAACTGGCGGAAGAACATCTGGCCTGACTACAAGCGCCAGCGTGGCTCCAAACCTCTGGCCTACTACAAGCTGAAGGAATGGGCCATGGCCGAGTACGAATCCTTCGAGCGCCCCACGCTGGAGGGTGACGACTGCCTTGGCATCCTGTCCACGGCTCCCCGTCTGGTGAACGCCGAGCGCTGTGTCATCGTGTCCTGTGACAAGGACTTCAACACGATCCCCGGTGAGTTCCTCTGGTGGGACACCCACACGGGACGCCACAAGTTCAAGGTCATCACCGAGGAGCAGGCCGACCGCTGGCACATGCTGCAAACCCTCATGGGTGACGCAACGGACGGCTACCCAGGTCTCCCAGGCTTCGGTGGCACCCTGGCTGAGGCGTTCCTGGAGGAGCCCTACATCGCCTATCAAGAGGAGCGCATCCTCAAGAGCGGACCCCGCAAGGGTGAGTCCGAGTGGCAGTGGAAGAAGCGCCCCCTGAACCCTGATGAAACCCTCTGGGATGGCATCGTGTCTCTGTATGAGTCCAAGGGGCTCACCGAGGCTGACGCCATCATCCAGGCCCAGGTGGCCCGCATCTGCCGTGCAGAGGACTATGACCTCCGCAACAAGTGCGTGATCCCCTGGCAACCACGAAAGGAGTGAACCATGTGCTTCTTCAAGCCATCCATGCCGAAGGTGGAGACACCCCAGGTCATGGCAGCGATGCCTGAAGATGCCAAAGCCCCTGAACCCAATGCCCCAGTTTTCGGAGGGACCGAGAAGGCCCTGATGGACTCTGCGGGCACTGGCGAGACCAAGGGCAAGACCGGCATCAGCAGCATCAAGATCGCCAAGAACCCGGTAAAGATGCCGACCACTGGCGCAAACAAGGGCCTCTCGTTCAATGATGGACGAATGTAAGGTCCAACTGTGGAAGTTCCCGGAGGGTGGCCTCAACGGCTATCCACCGGAACTCGGCTTCATGGGCTGGGCAGACTCCAAGCTGTGCCAGACCCAGGAGTTCCCCGTCTGGTGGGCTCAACAGGTCGCCTCACTGGAGGACACGGATCACGATAAGGTGGTCATCCTACGCAACGGACAAACCCTAGGGGGCATCGTCCTGGTCCCCGGGATGGACGCCCAGGTGGGTCCCTGCCTCCTCGCGTGGCATCAATTCCTTGACCCACACCATAGGGGCTCCTTCCGACTCTGGAGGGAAGTCCTGAGGACAGCCGCAAGAGCAACCCGTGAACGGGGCCTCAAGTGGCTCATCTGGACCCACCGCGATGAAGCGAGTGGGAGAATCTTTTACACCTACAAGGAGGTATAACCATGGGCGGTATCGTTCGTTCCGTAAAGAAGGCCGTTGGTGGCCTGCTGGGCACCAATAAGGCTCCCGAAATCATCATGCCAGACCCTGTGGTCCAAGCCGTGGCTGCACCCGCTGAACAAGCGCAAGCACCCGTGAGCGAGACCGAGCAGGGCCTGACCAACGAAAAGGCCAACCGTAAGGGCAAGTCCGCCCTGCGTGTCCAACGCTCCAATGTGGGTGGCGGCTCCGGCCTGAATATGTAGGAGGTGAACCATGGCAGAAGCTGGAGATAAGTCCGGCCTCGCAGTGGAAGGGGCCAAGGCGGTCTATGATCGTCTGGTCAATGACCGGGCTCCCTACATCACCCGAGCCGAGAAGAACGCGCAGTACACAGTACCGAGCGTGTTCCCGAAGGAGTCCGACAACGGCTCCACAAACTTCGTCACCCCGTACCAGTCGGTGGGTGCCCGTGGCCTGAACAATCTGGCCTCGAAGCTCCTCCTGTCCCTGTTCCCCGTGGGTGAGCCCTTCTTCAAGCTCAACATCAACGAGTTTGCCCTGAAGCAAGTGGGAGACCCTGAGGTCCTCCAGCAGGCTCAGATCGGCCTCTCGCTGGTCGAGCGGGTAGCCATGCGCTACATCGAAGGTGCAGGCTTCCGGCCTACCGTCTTTGAACTCGCCAAGCAGTTGCTGGTGGCAGGTAACGGCCTCCTGTACCTGCCCCCGCAGGAGCAGAAGGTGAAGCTCTACAAGCTCCAGGCGTATGTGGTCGAGCGGGACACCCTGGGCGGTGTCATCCAGACGGTGACCAAAGACACAATGGCCGCAGTGAACCTCCCGGAGGACATTCGTGATGCCCTGGGCATTGAGGTCGATAAGGACCCCAGCGCCAAGGTGGACATTTACACGCACTGCTACCGTGACTCTGAGAGTGACCAGTGGCTGGCCTACCAGGAGGTCAACGGGAACATCGTGGAGAGCACCCGCAACACCTTCCCCAAGGACGCCAACCCGTTCATCCCCGTGCGCCTCTACAAGGTGGACGGAGAGAGCTATGGCCGATCCTTCGTGGAGGAGTACCTGGGCGACTTGGTGAGCCTGGAGAACCTCTCGCAGAGCATCGTGGAGTTTGCCCAAGCGGCCTCCAAGGTCCTGTTCCTGGTGGCTCCTCAGGGCCAGACCAGTGCCCGCCGACTGACCCGTGCCCCTAACGGTGGCTTCGTGGCTGGCCGGAAGGAGGACATTTCGGTGTTCCAACTGGAGAAGTACAACGACTTCCAGGTAGCCAAGAGCACGGCAGATGGTATTGAATCCCGCCTGGCTTCGCCTTCCTGCTGAACTCCGCAGTGCAGCGCTCCGGTGAACGTGTGACAGCCGAAGAGATTCGCTACGTCGCCAACGAACTGGAGGCCACCCTGGGCGGCGTCTACTCGGTCCTGTCTGGTGAGTTCCAGAAGCCCGTGGTCGAGCGCCTGCTGGTGGACCTGCAACTGTCCAGCAAGATTCCCGACATGCCAAAGGAGGCAGTGGAGCCTACGGTCATCACCGGCCTGGACGCCATTGGCCGTGGTCAAGACCTCCAGAAGCTCCAGATGTTCGTCAGCGCCTCTCAACCGGCAATGCAGTTCGTCCAAGGGGAAATCAACTGGAGCAACTTCGTGCTGCGCTGTGCGGAAGCCACCGGCATCGACTCCACTGGCCTCCTCCTGTCCCCTCAGGAGCGCCAGCAGGCCCAGCAGGCACAACTCCAGCAACAGGCTATGCAGTCCGCTGCACAGTCCGCAGGAGCAGCCGCAGGGCAGAACCTGGGTGCCGCCTCGACCTCCAACGAGGACGCCATGGCCGCAGCCGCAGCCCAAGGTATGTAACCACTGGAGGGTCCTTCGGGACTCTCCTTCGGTTAGCCCACACCATTGAACAATCAACTTACACTCTGAGGAGGATTACATGAGCGATTCCGCAACCCCCGCCACCGAAGTTTCCATCTACGGCCCTGGTGCCATCCTGTCCAGTGACGCTCCTTCGGATGCCGAACTGGCCCTGATCGACAAGGCCAAGAACGTGGAAATCCGTGATGGCGATCAACTGGTGGACGTGTCGCTGGAAGACGGCGAAGACACCCCCGAGGGCACTCCCGAGGACAACACCGAAGGCAAGAATCCCGAGGGTGAACCCGAGAAGGCCCCCGAGGAAGGCTCTGACGAAGACATTCAGGCCAAGACCAAGCAGGCCCAGACGGCTCTCGAAGACGTGAGCAAGGACCTGCAAGGCAAGGGCGTGGACGTACAGGCGATCATGACGGAATTCGAGGCAGGCAATGGTCTGTCCGAGAAGACCTACGAGACCCTGGGCAAGGCTGGCTACTCGAAGGCTGTGGTGGACTCCATCATCGCCGGTCAAGTGGCCGTGGCGAACAGCTTCACGAACTCCGTGCTGGCCCATGCGGGTGGCCCGGAAGCCTTCAAGGCCCTGGCTGAGTCCGCCCCTGCGGGCACCCGTACGGCCTTCAATGCTGCCGTGGAGCGTGGTGACCTGAGCACCGCAAAGGCTCTGCTGGACGGCCTCAAGGCCCAACGTGCAACCAAGCTGGGCACAGCGAACCCGGGCCTGAAGGGCTCCCCGGTGACCCGCAGCAACCCGGTGGAAGCTTCGCCAACCGCCAGGACATGGTGAAGGCCATGGGTGACAGCCGCTATGGCCGTGATCCGGTCTACACCAAGCAGGTCGAGGCCCGCGTGGGAGCCTCCAGCTTCTTCTGAGGCTGAGTTAGCCCACACCATTGAGAGAACCTCCGGCATCCCGCTGGAGGGCTCTTGTTCTTTTCAATTTCCATAAGGAGGAAACACAACATGGCAGCTACCACTATCCAGAATCCCGGTCAAGTCAACAACGCAGGCGACCGTCTGGCTCTGTTCCTGAAGGTCTTCAGCGGCGAAGTCCTGACCGCTTTCGAGCGCGCAACCGTGACGGCCAACCGCCACATCGTCCGTTCCATTTCGAGCGGCAAGTCGGCTCAATTCCCCGTGATGGGCCGTGCGAAGGCCAAGTATCTGGCTCCCGGCAACAGCCTGGACGACCAGCGCGAAGCCATCCCGCACAACGAGAAGGTCATCGTGATCGACGGTCTGCTGACGGCTGACTGCCTGATTACCGACCTGGACGACGCGATGAACCACTACGACGCCCGTGCCGAGTACAGCCGCCAACTGGGCGAGTCTCTGGCTATCGCCGCTGACGGTGCCGTGCTGGCCGAAGCCACTGCTGTGTCGCAACTGACCGAGAACCTGCCGGGTCTGGGTGCCGGTGGCACGCTGGAACTGGCTACCTCCACGGCCATCGTGGGCGCCTCGGAAACCGTGGGCAAGGAAATCCTGAATGCCCTGGCTGCGGCTCGCATGCGTCTGACCAAGAACTACGTTCCCAACGCGGACCGCTACTTCTTCTGCACGCCTGAAGCCTACGCTTCGGTGCTGGCGGCCCTGATGCCCCAAGCTGCGAACTACCAAGCGATCATCGACCCGACCACGGGCACCCTGCGTAACGTGCATGGCTTCGAGATCATCGAGGTCCCGCACTTCGAGGCTGGTGGCGCTGATGGCAAGCACGCCTTCCCCACGGCCCTGGCTGGCAAGGTCGCCGGTATCGTGATGCACCGCTCTGCTGTGGGCACGGTCAAGCTGAAGGACCTCGCCCTGGAGCGTGCTCGCCGTGCCGAGTACCAAGCTGACCAGATCATCGCCAAGTACGCGATGGGTCACGGTGGCCTGCGTCCTGAGGCCGCTCTGGTGATCGCCGCCAAGGCTTAATCCATGAGCCCGTGGGATAAGCTCCTGCGGGCTCGGGAGGAGTCCCCCAAGGAACCGAAGCAAGAGCCGAAAGCTGCCCCTCAGGGGTCCAGTGTGGCGAAGCCGAAGGCTCCTCGGGCCTCCAAAGCCAAAGCCGAGAGCTAACGCACCATCAACCCCTAGGGTCCCTTACGGGGCTCTGGGGGTTTTTTCGTAAGGAGAAAACATGGCACTGAACATCACGGTGAACACTGAGCTTGCAGCAGTGAACACCATCATCTTCACCATCGGGGAATCCCCGGTGAACTCCCTGGAGAACTCCTCCAGTGTGGACGTGATTAACGCACGGACGCTGCTGGCCCAGGAGAGCCGCAAGCTGCAAGACAAGGGCTGGACCTTCAACATCCAGGAGAACTTCTTCGTGGCCTCCGATGCCTTCAGCAACCAGATCGTCTTCCGACCCAACTGGCTGCGGGTCTTGGAGCCTGCCTCGGGCACGCCATACGTCAACCGTGGAGGGTTCCTCTATGACCGCCCTGGGCAGACCGACCAGTTCCCCGGTGGGGTCACTGTGGACCTGACCGAGGAGGTCCCCTTCAACGAGCTTCCATACTGCTTCCAGACTCTGGCAACCATGAAGGCTGCACGCCGGTTCAACGGTGGCTCCTTCGGGGACCCTGGGGTGGACGCTGAAGCGGCCCGCCTGGAGGAGGAAGCCCGCATCGCCTGTAACGAGTACGAACTCGATTACTCCAACCTGTCCCTGTTCCAGAACGACCAGTTCATCCTGGGCCGACTGGGACGCTCTTAAAGAAAGGAGGCACCTATGCCTTTGGTCACTCAGACCATCAAGAACCTCAAGGGCGGCATCAGCCAGCAGCCCGACATTCTCCGCTTCCCCGACCAGGGTGCCGAGCAGGTCAACGGGTTCTCCTCCGAGGTGCAGGGCCTCCAGAAGCGCCCCCCCTCGGTCCACATCAAGCGCCTGGGGGAGTCCGTAGGGAACCGCAAGCCTCTGGTGAAGCTCATCAACCGGGACGAGAACGAGCGCTACTATGTGCTCTACAACGAAGACGGGACCATCGAAGTGTGTGACCTCCAGGGGAACCAGATTCCTGTGGATGCGCCGAATGGATTCGCCTACACT